TAGAATGACATGAATATACCAATCACAAGAGATGGTTGGTTATAATGTTTATTTCCCAACACATCTTGTAATGTGTAATCTATGCCTTTTATTTCTACGATAGGTTCGGTAGCATCACGGACAAATTTTTGATATAAAATAGTACCGTCTGCGGGAGAGTAGAAATGTTTGTGGTCTATATAGTTGGGACGCATTGGGTCCCTAAAAAAGAATGTATTTGATAATTCACCTACCTCTAATTTTGAGAGTTCAGCAACCTCTCCTTCTAACCAATCTTCTAAATATTGAGCCATTAGAGTAGTGATTTGTTGTAATCAACGTAATTTAGGTGCATCATCATACAGCTCAACATAGCACCTGACTTCATATATTCTGATAGGTTAAAGAATACTGGTTCTAGACCTTCGTTAAAGCAAATTCTTTCTAAGGTATTAATTTTAGCTTTTTCACCGTCATAATTTTCATCTGCCATAGTCATTTCAGAAATGTTAGAAGCACATAAAACCATGTTGCCCAAACGTACTGAGTTGGTAATACCATTAAAAGCATCGTCTACACTAACGTCTATTATTTCAGTATATTGTGATATTTCAGCTAATTCTTCAGGTGTGAAGAGTTCCGTGCAAACTAATGTTTTGTTTTTAGTTAACGGGAAGATAGAACAATCAAGGTGATAAAGATAATCATCTACCATTTCAACCTTAATAATCTTCATATCAAATTCTTCTTCCATCCATTCATAGGCTTGGATGTCTGAGCGGATTCCATATCCTCCAATGTAGATGTTGTCGTATAAGTATTTTAAATCAGCTTCACCTTCCCACTTAAATGGACACATGTGTACTTGGTAATCCATCAATTCAAAGAATGGTAAACCAACTTTTTCTTCACCTTGTCTAGGTTCAGAGGTAAAATTAGATAATACTATGTGATTTGAATTTTTAATGTGGGGTAAATAAATACCCATATTAGCAACATAAACTAAATCCTGATAATTACCGTAAGAAGGTAACAAATGAACCAAGCTATTACCTGCTACAAATTGATATAAATCTAAAAATTGTCTGTAAGCGTTTCCTTTGTTTATTTTTAACGCTTCTTCCTCCATTTCTTGCATCCAAACATTGTTTGGCACTGCTGTGTCTAAAGTGAAGGGGAAATTCATAACGAATGCCGGTATAGGCAATTGTGATGGGGTTTCTTTCATGTCTATATATACTTTATTGCTTTACTATAAATATGTACTAACTACTATAAACACAAAAAGCCCCGCCGAAGCGGGGCTTTCTTTAGTGTATTAACTAAAGCTTAGATTACAAGGTGTTCAAACCGTTAACGTAAATCTTAGCGTAGTATTCAGGTCTTAACATCTTCTTCGCGTAGCGAGTCAAGAGACCTTTTCTTGGAGTGAAGGTATCAGGATCGTACACGAGAGGAGTCATAATTAATGGAATGTAAGGAGCGAAAGTAGCACCTGTTTCCAAGAATTGTGAACCTTTGAAGCCCAACAAGATAGTATTTTCAGTCATGTATGGGTTCTTGTAAACTTGATACTTAGCATTCAAGCTACCCATCTTTTGGATACCAAATGCGTAGTTCATAGAATCAGCACCTGCACCATCAGCAGCAGCGAAACCTGGGATTGATTCCAAGATAGTAGCTACAGTTGGAGAGCAAACCATGAAGTTAGCACCACCTCTCAAAGTAGCTTGGTGGATCTTGTTGCTAACCTTATTGATCTTAGTGCCGAGAGTTTGGAACCACTGACCTTGAGTGTTGTAGAAACCTTGGGTTCCTGAAGCAGCTGTTGGGACAGATGTCGAAGTAGCAGTTGTGTTATTAATAGCTGACCAGTACTCAGTAGTAAGTGCATTCTCAATCAACATACCGAGGATTTCCAAGTCAATCTCAAGAGAGATGTATTCACTCATGATTGAAGTCAACTCAGCCTCAGCATCCAAGCTGTGGTAAGCGTTCAAGTCTTGAGCAAATTCAGGAGTCCATACAGCCTTAAGTTTCTTAGTCTTGGCAACGATTGCTTCAGACTTCATCTTAACATTGATTTCTGGGATATCGATTGGAGCAGCGTTAAAGCCGTTTAATTGAGTATTACCATCTTCGAAATCACCTCTGTTAGCGGCAGTTGTTTGTAATGGGTAAATAAAGTTACCGTCATTATCGCTAGTAGTAACAGTAGCTGCTGAAACCACGTATACTGTAATAACACCTGAAGTAGAGTTGTAAGAGTTGAATTGTGAAAGGTTGTTGGCAGCAGTAATGGTTTCACCTTCTAGGTCATCCATTATAATACCTCTAACACCATCAACATCAACACCCGCCAATGCAGAAGCTGAAACGCTTACTTTAGCAATTTTTTCAGCAGCAGCAGATGCAGAATAAGCTGAATCGTAGCCAACTTCAGCCCAAGAAGCAGAAGTAACAGCAACTACTACGTCTGCAGATTTGGTTACTTGGGTAGAGTAAGTCCACTTACCAGCACCGTACAAACCATTAGTAACAGGATCTTGATCAGTTTGACCATAGAGTGAAGAGTTACCAAATACGTTAGATCCAGTTGCGAACTTAACATTCTGGTCGTTAGCAGCATTAGTACCACCATACTGGAAATCGAGGAAGAATACGAGGCCTGAAGGTAAGCTCATTGGTTGAACGCTAACGAAATCCTTCGCTGCGATTTGACCAAATACCTTTCTTACGAGAGGAAGAGCGATACCAGCCCACTGTTCACCTTGACCACCTGCAAAAGTAGCACCAGTAGTACCAGCACCAGTTTGTGATGATTCAACAACAAGCTGTTTAGCTTGGTTTTCGAGGATCAAAGACATGTTGTTTCTTTCGGTTTCGCTACCGAGACCTTCCAACAAACCTGTCTTGTTCCACTTAGAAGCCAATCTAGCGGCGTCGCTTTGCATCGACTTCCACTGATTAGAGCTCTCTAAAAGAGAATTTAAATTTGACATTTTTTTGTTTTTTAAATTAGGTTAAAATTATTTTAGACCTGCAAGTTGTTTAAAACGTTTTACCATAGCATCTTCTTGAATAATACCTTCATTCAAAGGACGCTTAGGAGCAACACCCGCAGGCTTAGAAGCAGCACCTAAAGATTCTCTAATGTTAGACTTAGTAGTTTTAGCAACTAAGTTTTCGTTTAGAGTTTCAAAGATAGCTTTTGCTTCTTTTACTGTTTCGGCTTTATCAAAAGCCTTAAGAACCTTAATTTTCTGATTTTCTGTGAGGTTTTTGCCTCTGAAAATCTTGTTAGTGTAGAGTAGTTTAGAGTTAAGTAAGTTAACTTCGTTGAGTTCAGAACGTAAGTACTTAATAGCAGATTTTGCTTCATTAAGTTCTTCTTCCATCTTTTTACCTTTAAGCAAACTTTTAAGCTTACTTAAACTCATAGAAGCTAAAACAGCAGCAGGAACACCAAGAGCACCAGCTAAGAAAGCAATCATAGCTGCTACATCAGGTAATGCTTCAACTGAGCCACTAAGGTCAACTTCGGTCATTTTTTCTTTACCTTCTTGAAGATCAGCATCAACATCCATTTCCATGTCGACTTCTTCGGCTTCGCCTTCTTCGTCTGCCATTTCAACTTTGTCTCCACCAGCTTCAAGTTCACCTGCAGAAATCATATCTTCGATAACATCTTCGATAAGATCCTTTAACTCTTCTTCACTCATCTCTTCGAGGTTAATTTCTTCTTCAGAATCATCAGTTTCAACTTCTTCTGCTTCTTCTTCTTCAAGGAACCCTAATGGTTCACCTTCAGGAGTTTGGGCTCCGATGTTTCCGTGTGGTTTAGAAGTTTCTTCTTTGAGTTCTTCTTCCTCGTCGAGTTCTAACTCGGCTAGAATTTCTTCTAAATCGAGTTCTTCATCCATGTCCTCAGCTTCTTCAGCTTCGTCCATGTCTTTTTTACCGTAACCTTCAGTCTCCATTTCTTCGTCCATCTTCTCTTTATCAACTTCAGCGAGGTCCATTTCTTCATCCATGTCCTCCATTTCGTTGATTTTTTGAGCAAGCATGTCTTTGAGATGAGGAGTGAAAGCTTCTTCCAAAGCGGCTTTCGCATTAGCGATAGCAACTTCTTTGACTGCTTTTGCGTCAGCAATAGCGTCTGCTAACAAATCTCTGTTTGCCATTGTTCCTAAATTTTTGTTGGGAAAGTACGCTTATTCTGTGGAAGCGTAATAGTGATTAATAATAATAAAATACCGTATAGACTGACGGTATATTCTAAGGATAAATATGCGAAAGAAAAGGGAAAGCGACTTTTCAGTCGCTTTCTTTTAAATTATGGGACATTGCCCGTTATTACATAATATTTCGGTTATTATTTCATTTATCCTACTATATTCGTTAGGTTTAAAAAGTGTTGGTTCTAAACCTTCTCTAATAGGGGATACATAAGCTCCGGGAGTGGATGGTGTTGAAACAAAATCCCAACATAACAATTCGAAATCATCTTGTACTTCTTGTACTCCGTTAGGGCCCGGCTTTAAACTACCCATTCCTCTTGAAGATACACCTACTGTAATTCCGTTTTTAAATAACTGTGTTAATATGTTGCCTGAGGGGGTAGGTAAAATTTCTATTTTACCCATTACATCATCCCCATCCCACCAAATATCTTTAATATTATGCGAAACATTTTTAAGGTTAATAACAGAAGAATCTGGGTGATCTAATTCACCTAATGCTCTATTTTCTGCTATTGGGCCTTTTTTATAGTTCTCAACCTCTCTAGCTAAAATTTCTTTAGGATAAGATCTACCGTTACCATTTTTGGTTTCAGCGGCTTGTAATCTACCCTCAACCAATAAATTACCGTTTTCAGTTTTAACTGCCTCGGTAAGTGATTGAGGTGAAAGTCTAAAAAGTTGAGTTTCTATAAGAGTTTGTCTCATTTTCCTCCAGTCATAGTGTTCTTATCAGCCGTTACTTCCATCAACTTTTTTTCTAATTCCTTGATTTCTTTTTCGACTTCTTTGATAGCTTCTTGATTAATGAATTCTGAGAGAGATTCATCTTCGTTGATAGACATTGCTGCTTTTCTTTCAGCGATAGCTTTTTCGTAGATTTTAGCTTCAACTTTTTTCTTAGCTAATTCACCTAAACGTTCAGCTTCTTTAAGAACTTCAGACATTTTCATTCTGCCTTCTTTTTTCATTTTTTTCTTTTCCTCAGCTTCACCTGCTTTTTTACCTTCTTCGTATTCATAAGCAGCTTCACCTTCTTTTACATCTTCTTCTTCGTTTAAAAAAGACAAGAATTTATTTTCGTAAGCTTGTTTTGGACGATCAGCAAAAGGGTTACCTAAAGAGGGAACACCAGCTACGGCTTCTTCTAATAATTCTTTTAGTTTGTCAGATTTGTTCATTTTATTTTCTTTTAAGTCTCCGTAGCCGGAGGATTTGTATTTTCCAGTTGGTTCTTTACCGTTTTCTAATTCAGTATATCCCAAATCTTTAATACCAAATGCGGCATTTTTCATATAATATAAAGGATCTTTTTCAAGATTTTTAGTTACTATTTCTTTAGCTTTTAGTAAAGCTTCAGAAGGATTATCAGCTAATAATTCAGGATTTTGTTCCATTTCAAATCTTAAACCATTAATGTATTGATCAAAGATTTGGTTATTTAAGTTTTTATTATTTTTATAATCGTACCCAGCTGTTTCTTTTTCGTTTACTTCTTTTGTAGTTTTTGATTCAGTAGCTTTGGCTTCTTCATTAATAAACTTATCAAAATTAGTAAAAGGATTTAAACCAGCAGAAGGCATTAAAGGAAAAATATTTTCGCTAATTACGCTACGTTGCTTTAATAATTTAGTGGTTTCATTAAAAGTAGCAGCATTAGGAACAATATTAGGAAACAAACGTTTTGCTTCCTTCATAAACACGTCTTTGTGTCCCTTTCCTTCTTTAATTAAATTATATTGTTCTTGAAGTGTCTTCATGTTAATAAATATTATTATTTATTTAAATCTACATAATCTATGCCCTTAGATTTTTTTCTAAGTGCTTTTTGATTAACTGGTTTGTAACCAATTTTTGTGTATTGTGAAATTGGAGCTTTACCAAAAGCATAAGGTGTATTATAACCCGGAGTAGCTCCTGATGTAGATATTTCTTTTACTATTTCTTGGACTTTACCAGATGCTAGAGCGTATTGATCTGGGTAGTTATTTCTAAACCAAGTTCTAAAATTATTATAAGTATCCCTAATATCAGAAGCTTGTTGTCTGTAACTAGGATCACCTTTGAGTTCTTTATCTTTAGTAAGTTGCATAGCATCATCTCTAGCTGTTTCTAAAGATTTATATAAGGTAACAAAACTAGGGAGATTAATAACAGTATGAGTTATACCTCCACCTTCTCTTCTATCTTCAGGCTTATCAGCCTTCATATAAGTTTTTAAATCATCAGTAAAAAAATCATCCGAACTTGTAGGACCATATTTATCCTCAATTTTTTTAAGGAATGTAGGGCTAAGATCTGATGGTTTGATAGCCATTATTTAGATACTTTAGATAATTCCTCAGTTAATTCATAGTACTGGAGGAGGTTGATTAAGTCATCGTTGTTAATTTTAGAACCTTTATCTATTTCTTTAAGTAATTTTACTACTTCTAATAATTTGATTTTAGTAGTATCGTCTTTTACTTTTCTGGCTTGGAGCTTGAGGACTTTTTTAATCTCGTTAATTTTAGTGTTATAAATTTCCTTTAAACGAGGTGTATTATCTATTGAGTTGATAAATTCCTTAAGTACTTCTTTTTGCCCCTTATTTAAATTAGAATATTTACCATTAAATTTTTCAAGCATTACTTTGTAGGTAAGTACTCTTAAGTCCTTATCGTATTTAGCAAATTCTTCTACTAAATCTTGTTTAACTTTCTTTTCATTAACAGGTTTTTCTGTTAAACATTCTAAAATAGTAATTTTATTATCGATAATTTCGTTTGTTTCAGATAATTTATCTGAATTATAGATTTCTACTAATTTATAGAAAGCAGCATACCCTTTATAATTAGGTACCTGGTGTCTGAAGAATTCATTTATGTTATAGTGCTTGCTTATTTCATTAATGAGATTATATTTTTCTCTTCTTAAAGCACTTCTATTTAATTTACGGGTTGCCTCTAGTACAGTATTTAATGTTACTTCTGCTTTTCCTTCGCTTAAATTTTTATTTTTAAATAAGGTTTCATATAATTTGTATTCCTTACCTAATTCAGTTTTAGCGAATGATTTTTTTAATATATTGAGAGAAGGAGAAGAACCGCCGTTAAGGGTATCGGCAGTTATTTGCCTTACTAAAAGTTCAAATAAAAGGCCCGTATTTTTATACTTAGAATGTTTAATTTTCATCGATAGGCTTTTTTATAAATATATAAAGATCCTTACTCCTTCAAATTACTTTCATCAAGTAGTGACTCATCTTGCTCAAAAACTAACTGTTTTCGATTAACCGGAATTCTTTTAAGCATATCTCTATTTTGTAAATAAGCTGTTTTAGCTTCTAAAGCTAACGGAGAACCACCTTTATATGTAGGTTTTATAGAATCAGATGAATTTTCATCACCTTTCATTCTTTTTACACCTAACCTATCTTTACCAAAATTACCGTCTTGTGTATTAATATTTGAAACTTTTTCTTCAGGACGACCTAATTCTTTTTCGTTATACCCCGCAGGAACGTTATCTGGTTCGTCATAGTATCTACCTTTACCGTACAACGAAGCTAAATCGTGTGGAGTACCATATGACTGTCCTGTTTCTACTGGGTCATTTCCTTCAGCTTCAATTTGTGTATTGCGGAAAGCACGTTTTGAATCTTCTCTAACTAAGTCTCTAAATTCAGTATATTCATCTTCACTAAAGTGGAAGAGATGATCATAAATAAAGTCTGAGGGGAATAATTTGGATTCCATCATTTGGGTAGCCAAATCCATTTTTTCCTTCATTAATGCTACTCTTTCTTGATCATAAATGATTGAAGGTGTAGTTAAGTTGAGTTCAAAATTAACTAAATCATCACCGTCATATCCTTGTGTATAAAGGTGTACAACAGCAATTTTATATAATTCTGAAAGGATGATTCTTTGGATTCTTTCTACTGTACGAGCAAATCTAATATCTTCTGCTGCTAATGTAGCTTTACCATCAGTATTTTCATCATATCCTAAGAATGCTTTAGGTACTTTAAGTGCAGCAAATAATTTATCTCTTAGGTATTCTACGTCAGTAATACCATCATAATTCAAACCAGGAGTAGTTTCAATTTTGGTTGAAGCGTCATTACCTCTGACTGGGATGTAGAAATCCTCTAGGAGGTTTTGCATATTATATTTTAAGTTATAGTCTCCTGTAGTTTGATCAATATATGGGGTGCGCTTCATTTTAGAGATAGTCTTTTGCATAAAGTTTTCTATCTCAGCAGGTGGAATAGCACCTACATTTATATAGAAGATACGCTTTTCAGGAGCGCGGACAATTCTATGTACCAACATCGCATCCTCCATCAAGGTATATTGCTTAAAGAGTTTACGAGCTGGTTCTATGTAACTTCTACCGTATGGAAGATAGTTTACATCTGATAAGAGTCTAAAGTGGGCAATTTCGTAGTTGTCAAAGTAAATAGCTCTACTGTTAGTTGATTTTCCACCTGCGCTTTGCAAACCACCAAAGTAACCGCCATATTCACCACCGCCACTTAATCCATCAGGGTCAAATCTAAATTTGACTTCTACTTGGTGATTATTAGTTTCATTAATTTTTTCTTCTCTAATAATATTATATGCTGTGTAAGGAATTACGTTGTAAACACCAAATTGCTCAGCAATTTCTAATTTAAGGAAGAAATCACCGTATTTACACATTTGACGAATCCACATCCATAAATTAAATTCTATATTTAAAACATCATAAAAGAGGTTATATAGAATTTTCTGTAGTGCCTCATCGGATGATTTAATTTGAAGTACCTCACCCATTGCATTTTTAAGGGTGGATTCATCCGCTAATATATCAAGAGCAGAAGCGATGATAGCATCAGTATCCATAGCTTCATAATCGGAATATAATTGGGTTCTTAACGTTTGATAATTAAGAGCAGGGTTATAAACAGGCATTTGGTTGGTAGTATACAAACGATTGTATCTATCAATCATTGAGTTGGTTTCAACTTGTCCTGTTTGTTGGTAGTTGCTAAAATCTAGTACTTTTAGCTTATTTCCTCCTACGTTACGAACTAGTACGTCTGTGGAAAATAGTCTTTTTAATCTTGTAAATACGGTTGTATCAGCCATAATATATTAATATATGAATAAATATTATAGAATCCAACTAAAGTCCTCAGTTCCACCTTTCCCGTTATCCATGTGATATGGGTTATCTTGCCCTGTGGAAAAATAAGCCCCTTGGTAAGATGTAGTGGATTTGTGGAATGAACCTAAAGCTGCTCTAGTAACATCTACTCCATGTTGTCTAAATTTGAGTGCGGTATCTCTAACATATAAACCTATACCAAAACTCATTATTAAATCATCGTTATAACCCTGTTGTGCTTCTGCTCTACCATACTTCCAAATAAACGTTTTCATTTCCTCTATTAAACGTTTTGATTGTATAGTAACTCCTTTATCAGCAACATATTCTTGAAATTTACCAATAACCATAGGGCGGGTTCTAGATGACATTGTAAACCCCGCTGTCATACTTGAATTATTTTCATAATTCTGTAGATAAGCATTAACATCTAAATTATCGGATTTTGGTGAGTAATATAGATTTTGATACCCTCGCTCAATAATAGTTTGAATTGTACTCCACCCTATGTTAGCATTTTCTACTACCAACAAAGCATTATTATATTCTGTTGCTATTGCTGTAAGTATGTGTCCAAAATCTTTAGTGGATACTTGTCCTTTGTATTCACCTACTTGAACTGCATTTTCAACATCAAAAATATGAAATGCAGAATAGTCTTTACCATCACCTCTAGCTACGTCAGCTGATATTAAATATTGTCTTGTATAATCAGCTGATTCCCAAATCCATAGATTTTGGTCTACACCACGTCTTTCAAGTGGTTCCCTAACTGTAGATTTTTCTATAAATTCAAGATATTCGGGATAAAATACTATGTCACCAGAGGTACTAAAATCACAATCACATTCTTGTGCTGCCATTCTAGGATCGCCTAGTAATTCATCTTGTCTATCTCTCCATGCTTGATCTCGTTCTGGATGAACATACCAAGGGAGTTTAATAGGTAAAAATTCGTTTTCTTTGGCTTCTGCTCTAACCCACGTTTGGTGGAACCAATTACCAGTACCATAAGGAGTGGATAATGCTATACACCCACCACCAGTGGCAAGTGTTTGTTGGGCTGAAGCCCATATTTCACCAATATTATCAATAAATGCCGCCTCATCAATTAGTAGAAGAGAAACTGCTTCTGAACGACCTGCATCGCTTGATGCTGAAGTGGCTTTAATTTGGGAGCCGTTTGCTAATCGAAGTGTCAGTTTGTTATTTTCTTCGTAATCTATTTTAAGCCACGAAGGTAAATTTTCATACATAAATTTAACCTTTGTAACCATGTTTTTAGCAGTTTCCTGCTTTGTAGCTATACAAAGAATATTTTTGTCCTTATGAAAAATCATCATCCATAAAGAATATCCTGCTGATAAAGTAGAAATACCTAGCTGGCGGGATTTTAAGATAATTGAATAAGGATTATCTTGGAATAAGTGTAAAACTTTTTCTTGGAAAGGATATAAGTGAAAGTTGATTCTACCCCTTTGTGGGTGTTGAATCATGCAGTACTTTTTCATAAAGTGTACAGGATCTTGAGCACACTTTAAATATTCTTGCCTTATTATTTGTTTTAAATCACTCATTTAGGAAGTGCGTAATCTATTGTATGTAATAATATCAATGTTCCTAAAAATCCCCCAGTAACACCAATTGCTGGTTTGTTATACCATTTGTCAACTTGATTTAAACGCTTATCATATAAATCAATGCGTTCGTTCAATAACTCGATTTCTTGGTTTTTATACGCTATAATTAAGCTATCTTGTTGAGATATTTTTTCGTATAAAATAATTTCAGCTTCTAAATCCGAAATTAGAATAGTTTTAATTGAGTCTTGATACCGTAAAGTATCTAAAGCCAAGAAAAACTCTTCGAGTTCCGTTTGAGGAATTCGAAGAGTATCTTGAGAATAACAAATACTAGATACTCCTAATAGTATGGCTGCTAGTAATTGCTTCATGTGTTCTTTTTAGGACGTCCAGGCTTTTTTCTATACTTTTGTTCAAAGTTTTCAGCAGTTTGTTTAGCACTTGTAATGTCTTTAACTTGTGCTTTAGTAGCAGCTGTTTTCTTTTTAGCTTTAGACTTTTCTTTTTTAAGTCTAATTCTTTCGGCTTCAGCTTGTGCTGCTTTTTCTTGAACGGCTTTAACTTGTTCTTCGTTTTCTTTGACTTTATTGTCAAATTCTTTTTTATCTTGATTTTTGAGAGATTTAACTGCAAACAAACCTCCAATAAAACCTAGAATTCCTAAAATAACTTTCCACAATTTCATGTCAATAAATATTAAAATTGAATAGTTTTCATAATTTGTTTAATACGCTCCTCAGTTGTTCCCTTAAGTTCAAAGTAAACAGGACGATATTTAAGCAAAAGTTTTTGAATTTCCTCATCTATTTCTTTTCTATAACCAGCATCTGTATCACGAATTCCATTATCCTCAATATCCATTCCATCTGGTGAGATATAGAAAATATAATCATATTGTTTTACAAATCGTGAGGCATAATCAGCAAACGCATCACTATCTATATAGCTTACCTTTTTAGCACAATTTGTAAATGCCATTACATCAAGAACAGTTCTATCAGTAATAAGTTTATCTTGCATTAACTCAGTTACACGTTCTGCAAGAAATATAGTTTGTCCTTCAATGGTTGTTTCGTGATTTAAAGGAATACCAAGTGAATTCAAATATTTACTACGTTCAGTAGTACAAGTATAACCTTTAAATTGCTCTATTTCAGATAGAGCTTTAACTAGTGTTGTTTTACCAACACTCATTGTTCCACAAAGTCCAATTTTCATTTTATCCAGCATTTCGTGATGATTCTCTCATCGCAGGGTTTTTGTACCAAGGTAATCCAGTTCTGTCTCGACGTTTTTCTTTCCATTCATCTTCAGTATGTTGAATACCGTAAAGATAATATTCTCTTAATCGTTTATCACCCTGAGGTATAAGGGCTGGTTCATCCCAGCTGTGGAGTTTACCATCCCAAACTCGCATAATGGTTCCGTCTTCTGTTTTGATTTTTCTTGGTTTAGGCCATTTGTTGTCTTTGTCCATTTTCTTTAGGCATTGTAAGTCCACCAATGTAATTGGCATCCTCTAAGTGAAAAAATAATTCGTCTCTATTATAATCTATAATATTTTCTGCTACATAAGTTCCTTGTGCACCTGATACTGTGATTCCTCTTGCACTCAAAGCATCACCTACAAAGTGTACATTTGATACACTGTTAAGTGATAAATCATCGTAATTTACAAGTGGTTCAGGTGAAAGATATTTTACTTCAGGAATGTACATACCCCAATCATCACCAAGTGATGGGAATACTTTTTTCATATCCTCAATAAAATCTTCAATATAGGTAAAATATCCTTGGAAAGCGTCTCGTACTTGTTGAAGTCCGTTTTCATTAATGTAATGTGCTTTTACCCAATCACCTTCTGAAGTCTTGGTTTTAATTCGAGATGGGGAATAATATAAACCTGCTTTGTATTTTGATTGATGACGGCCTTGGGCTTTTTTACCACTACCACCTTCACCATTTACAATATCGTGTTTTTGAACTTTAGAAACTAATTCACGGGACCAATCAAATGGTTTGTCAATTCCTTGAACTTCCATCAAAATACCAAAATTAGTCATATCATTACGATATGCTTCGTCTTTTTTAGCGTGTCCATTGTAACTATAATCACCATACGTTTCTTCTAGTGCTACGTATGCTGCATTGTTGTTAGTGCAGAATGAACGAAGTGATACACCTTCATCTTCAAACTTACGATACAGTTTAAAATCGTAACTTACATCAATAAGTTTTTGGAAGTGTTTTTGTGGTGCTTCAAAGCGAACACCAATTTGTACTGGTTTGGGTTCAGTTGCACAACCATTTGTTTCAATAAGGTGTTTACCGAAATCAATGCCTGATTTACCAACTGCAAAAATCAAGCGATCATAGGGTAGTGATAAAATTCCTCCATCATACTTTGAAATAGCTTTGTTATTAGCAAAATCAATTTCAGTTACTTTTCTATTCCAATGAAATTTAACACCTTTATCACAAAGGAAATTATACCAATTTTTACCAATTTCGTGTAGATAATCTGTACCTACGTGCCAAACTGGGAATAAGCGGAGTCCAAAATATGGTTTGATAAAATCAGGTTCTGCTTCAGGATTTGAACATTGTACCTCTTCAGGTTTTGGGTGGAAACGTTTGAAGTTAGTAATTACTTCATCCATTAACTCCATTGCCTTTTCCTCACCACAATACTTAGACATATGTCCTCCAATTGCTGTGTGGTAAGTAAGTTTACCATCACTCCAACCTCCGGCACCCATAAAACCTGTCATTACTTCTTCAGGTTTACGCTTGTAAGGATCGTTACCCATATCAATAATAGTGATATGATCACCAGGATAACCATTATCTACTAATTTTGTAGCAGCATTAACACCTGCTACACCTGCTCCGATTATTACTATTTTTTCCATTTTGAATTTTAGGTTGTGTAAATATACAAAAAAAATGTGGCGTCTCCAAATTTGGTGACGCCACAGCTGTCTAATTTCAATAAAGTCGGTGGGCTATGAATCCACCTGTAAGTTATGCCTTATCTTCAGCTACGGAAGCTTTTCTGTATTCAGTTACTAGTTTTTTAATTTCGCCTAATGACTTTCTAGCTCTTCCGTGAGCTGCTTTAGATTTACCTTCGTGTTCAGCTTTAAACGTTTCGTACAAAGCATCGATTTGTTCAAATAACTCTTGAGTGTTCATTGTTTATAAATTTTAATTTTTAAATTACCTTTTCCTTTTATAACTCTATGTAAAAAACCTTTAGGAACTTCAAATCTATCGCCAGTAATCATTTCAAATGGAATTGATTCATCAAACTGAAATTCCCAACCATTTCCTGTTAAAACTTCTATTATTCTATCTTCTTGATCTTCATGCCAAATTAGTTCCATAGGATCTACATCAGCAGAAAATTCTCTAATTATTTCTTTACCTTCTGTTAAGTTAGTATAGGGGTTCATGCCGCTAATTTAGGACCTATTTTTTGGACTATAGCTAAAATTTCACTGCTTTTGATACCTGTAAGTCCACCTTCTATAGCAGCCATAATACCTGATCCGCTTTTAAGGGCACTAATAGCGGTTCCCCCAGCAGCTGCGGCAGCTACTGTTAATATTACAGCAAATATTACTTCAGCAGTATCGTGAAGTTTTTCTTTATCTACAGAACCATCTTCTTTTTTCCATACTTGTTTAGCTATACCTGTCAT